CTCTATGCTCGACTGTAGAGACTCGGCAATTCCGACTCCCTGTTCGTAAGAACACAGCGGTAGGTGAGAAGCATTGTTTCTGTAACTTTCTTAAACTTGGAGTTTTTTATGACCCGTATCCGTAATGACCTTTTATCAGACGTCAAGGAATCGTATACACATCGAAGAGTTCTCAACGGTGTGGATGCCTTGTATTATGTTAGAGGGCCCCATACAATGGAGTACCTCTCGGATAACATGACTGATGTTGTGACTCCGAAGTACAAAGAGCGTGTAGCTCACGGTGAAATAATTAACAATCCTATGTCGCACGTTATTACCCATCGCTGGACTGATGGGGCTTACCATTATCACGCAAAGCACAAGACACAAAATCTTGAGTATTATGGTGTAGGTGGTTCGCTCACTCAAGCCCAGGGGGGTGTCCATAAAACGTTGCCAAGTAGCCTAATAAATACGGCCTTGGCATCCGCACAAACGAGTGCGATCGCAAATATGGATAAAACGCCGGCTAGTATGTTAGAGGATGTCTTAGAGATTCGAAGCTCGTTGAGCTTACTAAGAAATCCAGTTAAGTCCGTTATTGGTGAGACCTATAAAATTGGCAAGTTGTATAAACAAAATATGCATCGTGTCCATAAACGTTCTGTGAAGGAACGCCTTGATAACGCATATCTGGCTTACAGATTTGCCATCGGGCCCATGATCAGATCTATTGATACTCTCATCAACATAGATATGCTTAAAGCTAAGAACGAAGAAAAATACGGGCCTAAAGCCTTTAATAGACGTCGTTCTACGGGTTCTGCTATAATTCCTTTATATACAGCATCCGATACCTATGGTACCGAGCTCGTCTTCCAAAGGCATGTCCTGCTGGAAGGAAGCGTGCGCGCTACTATCCTCTACGAGGTTAACAACCCCGTTGATGATTGGCGGAGAACATACGGTTTAAGAAATAAGGATATCCCTAAAGGTCTATGGGCCATAGTGCCCATGTCCTTTATGGTTGACAGGGTGTACAATGCATCAAAACAAATAGGTGCTTTGTCTAACCTGGCAGATCCTAAAATACGCATCCTTGCGGGATCTTATACTGTACGATCACAAGCGAACAGAAGTGTTCAGTTGATCAAGCATGTAAGCTCTCTGTATTGGATCACGTGTTCTGGGGACACAGTCTATGAATCTATTGACTCAAAAACCAGGACCGTTTGGACGCCATCCGCATTCGACACATTCCAAGGGTTCACCCCGGAAGAATTAGTGAAGGATGCTACTTCAACTTCTGACTTATTAGCGCTTGCAGCGCAACGGCTGAAAGGCTTCGCTGCTCTGCGTAGATCTGTCATACAAAAACGGTAAATCACCATGGCAATTAAAACAGCCAGCATCCTGCTGGATGCAACAATTGCTTTCTCTGCAGGTACTGCAAAAGCGCTTACTTATCTTAATGGAGTAGGGAATGAGGTAATAGCCTTTTTCAACGGTACGGACTTCCGTACACGTTGTGAGGCCAAATTCACTTCTGTTCTCCCATACAAGAAAAAGGATGCGCCTAACGGCTACTCACAGCAATCTCGTAAGTGTTACATAAAATTCCCAAAGACCTTGGCCAATGGGTTAATTACTGTTAACACTGCAGAGGTAATTATTCGTACCGACGTCGAAACAACAGACGCGGAAATAAATACGATTAGAAATGCTGTAGCTCAATTCGTGTGGGACACGGACTTCGATGGTTTTTGGAAGTCCGGCTCATTGGATTGATCGTGGATGCTATACTAGGACTCATCGACGCGATATTACATGCGTTTATGAGATTTCTAGATATCCCGATAGCCTTGCTAATTAGAACAATCTTGTCCTAATTAAAACCTATATACTCACATAAGGGGTTCCCGTCATGAGTAAAAAGAGAAAGTCAAAGAAAACGCTCTTTGATGCCACTTCGATAGCAACCAAACTATCAAGTGCGATTCGCAACGACCTCACTACTGGTACACGGTTGTACGCCTGTAGTGTCGCTGCAACTTCTTGGAGTTCTATTCAAGCAGAAAAAGTTTTATCAAAATTTTCTGATCCCAGCAATGGGGAAGGTAAAGATGATCTCCAGATAGAGGCTTATTGTAAATTCTTAGATGTTAACCAACACATCGAGAAGTACAATAACGAGATGCTATTTAGCTCTCTAAGTCGTATCTGCAAAAAAGATCAGAACCCTAACCAACGCATGTTGGTGAAGGCTCGTGCAATCGTGCACGAAATCCTTGGTGAATTCTCATTTAGTGATTTTATCGACGAGTGTAAAAACTCTACCGGTACGTCAATTGGGGTGCCGTTTTCGGACACATCTCAAGAAATGAAGTTCACTTTACCTTTAAGTAGTACTCCAGCAGCGCAAAAACTCTTTGAGCAAATACTCGTATGCAGTCCAAAACTGTATGCGGCAATCTTAAGTCTTAATGATTGCACCTCCAGAGATCTGGACTATAGTACTTTTTATGCTTTTAAGAGTGGGTCGCGTTCCACAACTGTCGACAAAACGTCAACGTCCCGGCGCATGATAGCTATTGAACCTACTGTTAATATGTTTTTACAGCAAGGTCTCATGGCGTACATGTACCGTTTACTTAAACGTTTTGATCTCAATGTAGAAACTCTTCCTTATGCTCATAAGCAACTTGCTTATGTCGCTAGCTTGGATGGTGTAAAAGCCACGATAGATATGCGGTCGGCCTCCGATAGTGTAAGTTACGAGTTGGTCCGGTACCTAGTACCGCCCAGTTGGTTTGTATATCTTGATGTTGTAAGAAGTCCTACCATGGACCTCGACAACTCCCTCGTAGAACTCTCCATGTTTTCTACTATGGGTAATGCAACCACTTTTCCACTTGAGACCCTGATTTTCTACGCCTTGGCAGTTGCAGCCGTAATGCCTGACACTTACACAGTTCATCCTGAAATGGATGAAAAATTAGCTGTGTCCGTGTTCGGAGACGACTGTATATTGCCTACTGACAAAGCACAGATCTTCATCGATCTTTGTGAATATGTTGGTTTCCAGGTTAATAGAGATAAGTCATTCTATGAGCCTGGTCCTGGCTTCAGGGAAAGCTGCGGTGGAGACTACTACCGCGGTTACGACATGAGACCACATTATATTCGTGGTCCAGTATCAACGAGCCTAAGCTCGCTTGAGCCCTGGTTGTACACAAATCTAAATGGGATTTATAGAAAGTTCATCCAGAACTTCGGTCCCACGAACTATGTGTACCTCGATCAGACGCTAAAGTACGCTGTCAGCTTGTTTAGGAGGTATGGGCTTACATTTAAGTTCGTACCACACTACTTCCCAGACGACGCTGGTTTCCATTTTGGGATCGACATCCATCGATTCAACATTAATTGTCGAGTTTCGCCGATTTATGTAAACAAACATGGAACAGCTTCTTTCCTGTATTGCAACTATGAGTACAGAGAGAGAAAGCGTGTTAACAAATTTTTGCGTTATATCTTGTGGCTTCAAAACAATGAAGCCAAATCGAATAGATTGGCTAGCGATGGTAAAGCTAGTCCTGATATACTTGAGAGGCCCATAATTTTTAATTTTATGGATCCTCTACGTCAAAAACCAACACACTACAAAATCCGTCTTAGAGGCAGATACGTTATGGCACGAGCTAGGTCTTCTATGGGTTTCCCAAATGACCTAGTTAAAGCGGG